TAAATCATAGACTCGTGGAGCCAACTAGGCTCCTGGCCCTCTAATAAATCAATCCAGTCCTGGTGGTGCTTAAAGACTTTTTGGTCTAAAAACATCTCACTGAACTGTGGAAAACTAATTTCATCCCTAGCAATACCTAGGGCGGTCAAGGAACGCTCTTTAGCGTCCTCCTTGGCTTGGGCCAAGGCTGTAGCAAACTTAGGGTCTCTCATACACCAAATGCGGATGGTGTCAGGTTGCTTGCCAACCTCAGCCATTGCCTTATGCGGTGTCCAACCCTCAGAGACAAGGGCTATTACTTTAGCCTTTGCGGCTGCCATAGCCTCTGTCCTAGGGTTGTTATTTCCCTTCTGAAAAGTCACAGACCTGTCCCATCTACATACTATACTGATAGTTAGTACAGACAGTTAGAAACAGACTGTAATACAGTTCTGTACGCAAGGTCCGAAAGACCTTGCTACTATCAGTGGGCGCTTTGCGCCCCTATATAGTATTAATCCGTTCAAACAGCCTAAACGAACGCTTTGCTTGCAAAGTGTGAGGTAACTCACAGAAAACATATATACAAAATAGGACATAATAGGACAGGGGCATAGGCTATTTACTTGTACGGGAAAATCTTTTTGGTAGTGTACTATATAACTTTCAGCCAGAATTAAACAGTCTGGGGTCATTTAGACCCCATCCTGTTTGCTGATAGCGTGGACAGTGCTGTCTGTAGAGCGCTGTCTGGGCAGACTATCTCCAGCCCGCTTATAGGGGCGCGGGCTATACAGTTACGATAGTCTGATTGCTGGCAATAACCAGCCTTTGCCAGCGATGACTGCGGACGATTTCCGCTTCCATCCTTGATGGTAATCGTCGCCGTCAGTCTACCTGCCAGACAGCAACTGGTGGCTTGCCAGCCAGTAGCGGAGTTGCTGCTCAACGGAGCAACAGCGCTGAAGCAAGCAGCGACAAACCGCCATTGCGGAGACCGTCTGATGCAGATTGCCAGCGGTCTAGCAAACCTTGGTTCGGCGCTACAGAAACGGTGCTGACATTTCTAGAGCACCTGTTTCCTGTGGGTATGCTGCCGTGAGCGGCTATACGGAGCATAGCAGGGGCACCCTTTCCGTCAACACCACGCCCCGCAAGCGGGCGTGTTTTATGACGGAAGGGAACCCGCACCCTGCTAAAAACGCTCCAGCCGCTCACAAGAGCGGCAGCAAACTCCACAGAGAAAGCAGGTAGAAAATGTCAAAGCACACCGTTTCCTTCGCAGACGCCGAACTAGCAGGTTTGGCTATCAAGACCGCTAAGAACGGCAATCAATACGCATCAGGCGTATTAATTCTCCGCAATGAGAACGGCGGTTTTCAATCGTCGCTGCCGTTTGTTTGCTTCAGCAAGGCTGTTGGAGCGCTCCGTGCGCTTGAGCAGCAGGAGCACTCCGCTGAACTCACTGGCGAAAGCGGCAAGCCAGAGCGCCCAGTTGCTAGCGTGTCTGGCTGGTTCAAGACTGACAAGCGTGGCGACGCTTGGAGCACCATCTTCAGATTGGAATCTGTAGATGAAATCGTAGAGCCCGCAGAGGACTCATCGCTCTAGTATCAAAGGGCTGGTTAGCAATAGCCAGCCCTTTTTTACTATCTCCACAAGGGCAGATAACTATGTCTGCCCAGTGCGCTCTTAGAAAGGAAGCCTATGAATATGCTTGATGTCCAAGATATTCTGGGCTATCCTTTTGATGTAAAGGAAGTTCAAAGATGTCTTGAGTTTCGTAGGAGTCTGGGGCGCACTGCCCTGCGACGGGGCGACAGGGCAGTGCTTCAGAATATAAACAAAGGAGACTATAATGACTGAAGTAATTGTTGTATCCAATGGCATCTCAGTTATGACTGAGTGCTATGACTGTATGAGCATCGCAGATTATGATGTTAAATGCAGAGTTTGTGACGAGTCCAATGAGGCTAAGGTAGATGACCTAGCCTGGAGTCATAGGGCTGATGAGCGCCTTGCAGAAGGCGATGTCATTACCGACTTGAGCGTAGTACCAGTCGCTTCTGATTGGATTGGTATTCATACCCGTATGGCTGACGGTAGAGTCAGAGAAGAATTTTCTCCTGGCACTTATAACCTAGCCGATAGATGTCCTAGCACATACTTTCTAGGTCAGCATTTGTTTGACTTAGATGAAGATGAGGCTAGGTCGGTAATCAATTTCTATGAGATGGTTTGCCCAACTTGTAATCTTGTATATCCAAAAAGAACTGGATGCCAAGAGTGCAAATGAGATTGTTTAGACGCGGTGCCCGCCCGACGGGCGAGGCGGGACACCGCTCCAATATAAATAAAAAGGAGACAGAAATGAATAACACAGTTAATGCGTCTGGATATATAAAGAATGTTCAGGAGCGTGGCTCAGGTAACTATAAGGTTATCACTGCAAATCTAACTCAGCGTGATGCTGATGGCAAGTGCACATTTACTATGCCATTGGTGTTCACTACAAGTGAGGCCAAGATTGTATTGGGTAATCTTAATTGGTATGATGGAGTATCAGAAGTTGTTAATCTAACTGGTAAGTTAGTGACACGCTTTGACCGCCGACCAGGTATTGATAATGCTGAACGTCGTGCACCTTATACACAGATTGAAGTTGTATCTGTAAATTAATAACTGTTAGCGGGGCTGGAACTACCTGCCCAGCCCCGCTACTTATAAATAGGAGACTAAAATGTATATAGATGTAGGCACCTTAATCGCTATCGCATTAGCATTGATTTCAGCAGTAGTTGTATCAGTGCTATCAGTTCGCTCAGCCTATCTATGGGAGGAGCGCTATCACCAAGTAGTTAGATTACTCAAGACAGAGAGGGCTGCAAGACGATGATGACTTTATATATGACCAAGAGATGTCCAGTCTGCCACAAAGTTGGCAGCCTAATGGTAGATGAAAAAGAGTTGCTTACTTATCTCAGAGGTGAGTATGTAGCCCGTGCTTTTCCAGGTATGGGAGCGCCATTGCGTGAGCAGATTATTAGTGGCACTCATCCAGACTGCTGGAAACAAATGTTCGGAGAAGAAGAAGTCAGTTATGAGGAGGACTACTCAGATGTCACAGAGTAAATACAAAGAAACTAACTGTAAGAAATGTGATATGCCAATAGTCATACCCGTATATGACTGGTCTCCTAGTGAGAATAACTTTTGCACACCGTGTGCTATGAGTTATGTTGGTGCTATACCAGGAGATGAATGATGGATATTATCTGTCATAAATGTCACGTCCCAACAGATGAGACGGACATTATCTGGACTGATGATAAAGAACAATGCGTAGATTGCTACGAGAAGGAGACTATAGATGCCTAAAGATTTACAAGAAATTATAACTTGGTTAGATAGTTTGATAGTAGAAGTCAACCGTCTTAACGAAGTTATTGAAGACCTTATAGCAGAAGCACCAGTGCGCTGATGTTTCTTATAACAGAAGACGGCAAGATACACGGCTTTGCTTTTGTATGCCCGACCTGTGGCTTCTCCACGCTTAATGACAGAGCGTGGTTCTGCCCCAATGACAACACAAGACTAAAAGAAATACTACAAAAAGGAGACTAACGTGGGACTAGATATGTATTTGTTTGGCAAAAAGTATATAAGCGGTATTGACTGGAGCAAAGAAAGAACAGACAATGCCTTTGCTAAATCCCCTGTATATGAAAATATAATTAAGGCTGCTGAACTTGAGGAAATAGCAACCGATGATGCAGGACTATACGTTGATGTATCAGTAGGTTACTGGCGCAAAGCCAACCAGATACACGGCTGGTTTGTAGACAATGTGCAAGACGGTCAAGATGACTGCAGAGAATATCCAGTTAGCCGTGTAGACCTCAGCAACTTGCGAGACCTATGCAAGCAAGCCATTGCTACCCAAGACCCAGACATATTGCCCAGAGTTTCTGGATTTTTCTTTGGCTCTAATGAGGTAGATGACTGGTATTGGGGAGACCTGCAAGATACTGTTGAAATCCTAGACCGAGTGCTATCCTATCCTGATGACATCAGATTCTACTATCAGAGTTCTTGGTAAGGACGGAGTATGAATGAAGTTATCTTTCCACACATCCCAACAGCAATCACCTGGTTGTACCTCATTGGCATTGGGTATTGCATATACAGATGGAGTACTAGATGAAGACCAAGTTAGCCGCGCTATTCAGTTGGGCATTAACGCTATCCAGCGTAGTCTTTCCCAGTCAGTCATATGCAATAGCAGTAGCAGACAGACACAAGGACACAGACAACTTAACCAACGAGCGCAAAGTAATTCGTTGGACGAAATCCTTGAGCAAATCTTATGCGAAGGCGCTAATCTCAGCACAGTATGAAACTTGGGGAGCATCAGAATTCCGTGCTCTCAAAAAACTATGGGGTAAGGAATCTGCTTGGGACCATACAGCAGATAATCCTAAGTCATCTGCATTTGGTATCCCGCAGATACTTGGTATGAATCCTAATACCCCAGCCCCCGAACAAATTGCACGGGGGCTGGAGTATATCCAGCACCGATATGGCAAACCATCAGTAGCCTGGGCGCATTGGCGTAAGCACGGATGGTATTAGATTTCCCACACGCTCCCCTACGCGGGGGTATACGGGAATAGTCAGAGAGATGCAGGCCTAGCCAGCGTAATCTGACAACGCACCGCTTTGTAGCCTGAGCAATTGGTATTGCTCTGCAACCTAAGCGATTTGTGATGGTGGGTGGTTCCGCTACCAGCGAACACGGGGCATAGAGTTAGGTCGCATAGTGATAGTAATGGCTGCCAATGTTAACGTTCTATCAAGCGTTAACGCCTAACAGTCTGTAAGAGGTATGACTATAAATAAGACCTCGCTTCGTCCTGAGTATGACGGTAGAAAAAACTGCTCACCAAACAAACAAACAAAGGAGACAGCAAGTGATATACAAGCATATAGTAGAACTAGAGACCATCATTAATGATGACTCTAATGACCCATCAGCACTAGCATTAATTGCTATGTCAGATAAAGAACGCACTGCATTTCTTAATATGTTAGGTGCAGGTGTTGTTCAAGAGTGCTTTGATAAAGTTGGCATCAACGAAGGTATGTCCTTCGCAGAATTGCGGGTAGCCAAGTGAGCACAGATACTATCTCACCAGTTATCCCTGCCAAGAACAGAGCCAACTGGCTCAAGTCAGGCACAGGAGTAACAGCAACTTCAGCCAGTGATGTAGCCAGACAGGCAGGTCTTGACTGGACAGTGTCATTGCATTCAATGACAGCCTCTTATTTAATTCCAGGTAGTGAGCAGTCAATCTCAGTACCAGTCGTTAACAAGCAGGCAGTTATTAAGACAACGCCCTTTGGCGATGTCACTAATATCGGCGTAGTCGGTAATCGTTATCAGGTATTTCAGAACGGTGAGATTTTCTCAGCATTGGATACTTTGATTGACTCAGGCGAAGCGCGGTATGCAGCAGCAGGTGAGTATGACCAGGGTGCAAAGGTGTGGATGTTGCTGGAATTACCCCAGCAAATCAGCGTAGCCAATGACCCGCACGCTGCATTTATCTTGGCTAGAACCAGCCACGATGGCAGCAGTTCAGTCATCATTAAGCCAATCATTGAGAGGCTATGGTGCCACAACCAAATCAATAAGATATTTAGAGTGAACAACAAGTTCACCTATACTCTTAAGCACACAGCCAACAGCAAGTTGCAAATATCAGAGATTAGCCATATCTTAAAATTGTCTTATCAGAACATTGAGGCATACTCAGATATTGCTAACCATCTATTGCAGCAAGAAGTTGACCGTGAGCACGCAGTAAATTACTTCAAGAAAGTATTTCCTCTGCCATCTACCATTGAGGGTAAGCCAGCCAGCCTGCTCTCAGTCGGGGAGAAGAACCAGTTGACCCGTGCCAATACAGCACGGCATACTGCTATGCACATCTACTCAGCCAGTGAGACACAGGAGAATATCCGTGGCACACAGTTTGGTTTATGGCAGGCAGTAGTTGAGTATGCTGACCACTGGAAGTCAGACAAGGGTACGACCACAGGTGTGCGTGCTATGTCAGGTGGCTCAGATAATCTTAAGTTACGTGCATTAGAACTACTAACAAACTAAGGAGACTACAATGGAATACATACACACACTAGCAGACGGTAGTACTGTCAAGTATACCGAAGATATGATTAAGAACGCTATCACTGATAGAGATTACTATCAGGGTAAGTATCACGATTATGTCAGCAAAGTAAACCGCAACCGTGAAGCCGTTTATCAGTTCTTTAAGGACCGCTATACTGCAGGTGATGAGGACATCACAGTGACAGTTGATGATGTCAATGACTTGCTTGAGTCTATTGGTTCAGAAAAACTAAAGGCTCTATTTACAGTCAGTGGAACTATCAACTTTACAGTCTCAGATGTTGAGGCAGAATCAGAAGATGATGCCCGTGAGATAGTAGAGCAAGGCTTTGTCTTGCACTATGAATCAGATGGTTCACTAGATGACTGGGATGTAGAAGTTGTTGAACTCGCCCAACAATAGCCTTGAATAGTGCCACCGTTCTGGTACTATTCATCCGAGAGAGCGGGCTGGTTTTGATTAGTCTCCTTTCTAGCCCGCTCTACTTATAAGGAGACAAAGAGTTATGGCAAGAGTAGAAATACAACGCGACCGTTATGGTCGCCCGTTAATAGTGCCACCGAAAGGCGGCAAACCAGTCGCTTATACAAGGGCTACAACTATTGCTAACAGTCTTGATGACCCGTCAGCATTGACCGCTTGGAAAATGCGGATGGCAGCCATTGGTCTGTCAGTGCGTAGTGATTTGCTACTAGCAATTAACGCAGCACAAGATGACAAGATGGCGATTAACAAGTACATTGAAGATGCAATGGAAGTAGCAGGTGCTAGTCGTGCAGCAACTATCGGCACAGCACTACATTCATTTACTGAACGTATGGATTTGGGACAGGATTTAGGTCCAGTTCCAAGCGAGTGGGTACCTACATTGCGTGCCTATGAGCAGACAACAAAACAACTTAATAACCTACACATTGAACAGTTCACAGTCTTAGACAAGTTTAAGATTGCTGGTACACCAGACAGAGTTGTTGAACTGAACGGTGAGAAATATATTGCAGATATAAAGACGGGACGTATTGACCATCCAAATAATATTGCAATGCAGTTGGCAATCTATGCCAACGGCTTGCCGTATGACCCAGCCACGGCAACCCGTGGCAAATGGGGTGACATCAATAAAGATAAAGCCATCATTATCCATCTACCTGCAGGTACTGGTCTATGCGAATTAGTATGGATTAATATTGCAGAAGGTTGGAGAGGTGTACAATTTGCAATGAAAGTCAGAGAGTGGCGGGACAAAAAAGGACTTGCTACTCCATTCACAGAAGGAGAAATCAGTGGCTAGCACTGAAGCACCAATCAGTATCACAGTAAAAACAGCAGCAGGTTCATTAGTTACAGTTCGTGCAAATCACGGAGATGAACTAGACCTACTTGTAGCACAATCATTAAATGCTATTAGTTCAGCAGTATCTGAACTAGAAGCAGCAGTCAAAGGCGTAGCACCAGTTGCTACATCTGCGCCAGCAATGGCGCCAGCACAAGTTGCAGCAGCACTTGGTGCATCAATCATTGACAACGCACCTATTGATAACGGTGGTTGGTCAACACAAACTCCATCATTGGGCGGAAAGAATTGTCCTCACGGCAAGATGACCGCTATTCAAGGCACAGGTAAAGACGGTAAAACTTATCGTGGTTACTTCTGCCCAGCACCTAAGGGTGCATTTGATAAGTGCAAGAACGTATATGTTCGTGCAGGTTCCGCTGAGTGGAATACATTTGTCGCTGAACAAGTGAAGTAATGCGTACACTCAAACGTAGCATTAGCAAAGCAGAGGTGGGCGGAGAACCATTACCGCCCGCCTTTGCGGCTTTTGAACGGGCAGGAATTATCCTGCGCCGTGCAGAGATAACGATGATTGCTGGCACTCCAGGTGCAGGCAAGTCATCAGTTGCACTGGCTATTGCAGCCAGAGCAAAGGTACCTACGCTGTACTTCAGTGCAGATACAAATGCTCATACTATGGCTATGCGTTTACTTGCTATGTCTAGTCGTATTACACAGACAGCAGCAGAGCAGATGCTTAAGCAAAAGCCTGAGCAAGCAGAAGAAATACTTACCCTGAACAATCATTTGTTCTGGTCCTTTGAGTCAACACCCACTCTAAAAGATTTAGACGACGAGGTATCAGCATTTGAAACTGTGTGGGGTAGGAGTCCAACACTAATTGTGGTTGACAATCTAATGGATATTGCAATGGATGGTCACGAAGAATTTCAAGGTATGCGTTCGGCAATGAAGGAATTGAAGTATCTTGCAAGAGATACCAATGCTGCTGTCCTTGTCTTACACCATACTAAAGAAGGTTCTGAGGGCTATCCCTGCCAAGGCAGGTCAGCAATCCAGGGTCTTGTCAATCAGATACCAGCAATGGTATTAACCATAGGTCAGATGAAGCAGGGTGATGACACCTATCTCTGCGTAGCCCCAGTCAAGAACAGATATGGGCGAGCAGACCAGACAGGTAATAACTATGTCAGCCTAGCCTTCAACCCTGACAGTATGTATCTAGATGATGTTCAGATTAAGTATGCACAGGAGGCTATGTATGGAAACTAAAGTATGGGAATACTCATTTGCCAAAGAGGATATAGAAAGCCTGCTTGGCAAGCCATTAAGTGATGGTGAGTGGAACATTATTGTTGATGAGTTATACAACAATGATGGGCTATATGATGAGACAACTAAGTATGTATTACAGGTAGTTGAGAACGTATTGAATGGGTAGTGCAGCCAAAGCAAAAGGCAGCCAAGCAGAACGAGCAGTCGTGGCTTGGCTTAAAGCCAATGGTTACAAGTATGCAGACCGCAGACTCGCAGGAGCAACCTTAGACAAAGGCGATATAAGCGGTGTGCCAGGAGTTACCATTGAGATTAAGAACCACGCCAAGTTAGACTTGGCTGGTTGGGTAGCAGAATTAGAAACAGAAATGAAGAACGATGATGCTTGGACAGGAACAGTAATACACAAACGCAAAGGCAAAGGAGACGTAGGAGAATGGTATGCAACTATGCCTGCAAAGGTATGGCTTGCCCTCCTAAAGAAAGCAGATGGACAAACATAGTATTGCCGCATACCTAGAGTATGTCGGCGCCGCCGTGCCAGCACGGGGACACGGCTGGCGCAAAATAAAATGCCCGTTCCACCCAGATAAACACGCTTCCGCTGGTGTTAACTTTGATGAGAATAGATTTAAATGCCACGCTTGTGGCGTTGGCGGAGATATATACGACTTAATTATGCAGAGAGAAGGAGGTAATTATCGTGAGGCTGTCAAATTCGCAGAGACAATTTCTCCTACAGGCAGCGACAGAGTACGCCCAGCACATACATCAGGCAACAGATTATCTAGCAACACGGGGTCTGTCGGTAGAAGAAGCAAAGAAGTTTCATTTAGGAGTAGTGGACAATCCATTACCAGGTCACGAAGGCTACAAGGGTAAGTTGGTAATCCCCTACATCACGCCTTCAGGCGTGGTAGACCTACGCTTTAGGTCTATCCGTGGGGAGGACCCCAAGTATATTGGTCTGCCAGGGGCTAAAACCACTATGTTCAACGCACAGTCGGTGCTAACAGCAGATGGCTACATCTGCGTCACCGAAGGTGAGATAGATACAATTACAACAGTAGTTAAGACAGGGCATCCTGCAGTAGGTATACCAGGTGCTAATAATTGGAAGCCTTATTACAGCAAAATACTTGACGACTTTGATACTGTTATTGTCCTAGCAGATGGTGACAATCCAGGATTAGAGTTCGGCAAAAAGGTCAGCCGTGAGTTAGGCAATGTAAATATAGTCCAAATGCCAGATGGTCACGATGTAAATAGCATCGTCCTACAAGAAGGGATAGGGTGGCTTGATGAACGAATCAGGAAGTGTATATCAGAACAATGATGAGTTTTGGAATTACGTTAAAGAAAACCCAAGGATAGTTGGGATACCAGTATCAGAACACAAAGGACTTGACCTGCTCTCTGCATTAAGAGATGTACGAGAGGCCTATAGAAAAGACCTAGAGATGGGTGACACTATGCTTACCCTACTAGGTACCCTGCTGGCTGGTGTAGTTAACGGTGATGGCGAAGCAATGGTAGAAGAAGTCATAGTCTCAGAGGCTATGATTGGTATAGACAAAGAAATAAAGAAGGTGCTAAATGAAGGACACTAAATACTTTGATGACATCCTGATGGAACTGAAAGTAATTATGGTACGTAAGCATCAGGACTACGGCCCCAACAATATTGCCCGTGCACCAGGCGGTGCAATGAACGGGCTGATTGTCAGGATGCACGACAAGATGGCACGGCTAGAACATCTAACCTTCAACAATAAATCCAACACGCCGAACTACGAATCCATTGAGGATACCCTAAAAGATTTGGCAAACTATGCCATAATAGGACTAATGGTACAAAGAGGTCAGTGGGAAGGATTGAGTGAGCCAAGAGTTCATAACTGAATACGACTACCTAGTAGCATCGTTATCAGTTGAATACCATAGGAAGTACCCTATGGTGGAGACACCTGACATACAGCAGGTGCTCTGGCTTTGGTTCGTTACCCATCCAGTAAAAATGACTGAGTGGTCAGCACTAGATATAAAAGACCGTGAGAAGTTAATAGCAAAATCTCTCCGCAATGCAGCCATAAAGTATTGTGAGCGGGAGAAAGCCCGCACGGTGGGCTACGAGTTGCTTGACTTATATTACTATGACGCAACAGTTATTGAGGCTTTCCTACCTAGCATTATTGCTGAGTCATATGAGATACCAAGCAAGATTAAAGATTTAAACTATAAATTTAGTAAGTCAGAAGGCAGCAGTGATGGTAACAACTGGCTAGTTTTAAGGTCAGATATAGCCAACGCTTTCTTCAAACTAACAGAGGCTAAACAAAATGTTCTACGAATTAGGTTCAGCACGGACTCTGCGGAATGGAGCCTGATAGCCAAGGACCTAAAGACAACACCAGATGGTGCCCGTATGAAAGTACAGCGTGCTATCAACTCTCTCATCAGAAACCTAGGTGGCTGGAGGCCATACACAGATGAAGATGTATCACAGGCAGAGCAGGACGATGAGTCAGAGTAAAGACATACGAGACTTACTTAAACGGATTGATTACACCAAGTCAATGGACTTGCGTGGTGAGCCGACAGAAGTATGTGTATGTGGCTGTGATGTCTTTGTTATGTTAGGTGGATTTGTAGATGGAGAGATAGCCTTCTACTTTACAGATGCAGAGTGTGCAGGATGTGGCAGTATGGTCACATTACCTACACCAGAAGGAGATTAATAATGGGACAGAACTCTCTTAAAGTACAAATTGTTGAAGATAGATTTGGCTACTACTACTCACTTATTGGGGTTGTCAACTCTGCTCGCTGGCGACCCACTAAAAAGTGGGCAATTCGGTCAGGGCTTAAAGCACAAAAAAGATATATCCGTGCAGATAATGCCTACCGCAACCCAACTATCATAGATGGAATTGTTAATGCCAACGTATGAGTTTAGTTGTCCCATATGCAATGTTGTAATTGAACAGTACTTTACAATAGACTCAGACCACATAATTAATTGTGGTGATTGTGGTGTGCAGATGGATAAAAAGTTTTCAGCAACGCCAGTGCACTTCAAGGGCACAGGCTTCTACAAAACAGGAGGCTAAATGAGATTAAGAGGTAGTACTTATCGTAAGATAGGTAAAGTATATTTAAGTATTGGTTTTAGTTTTACTAGATTTGCTTTAGGTATTAGTCTGCATAGAAATTTTATAGACCTTGAGTTAGGTGTAATCTGGATAGGAGTAGAGTTTTGATTCCTAGATTTAAGAACAGACCAGCCTGTGAAGGCACAGATACACGGCTATGGTTTTCTGAAGAAGGCAATAACTATCCAGAAAAAGAACTACTAACTAGAATTTGTAATGGCTGCCCAGCCAGACAAGAATGTTTAGAGTATGCACTTGAGTATGATGTAGATGGATTTTGGGCTGGCACTTTGCCACCTCAGCGTAGGGCTATCCGCAGAGTCAGAGGCATAACAGCCAAATCAATGATACCAGAATGGGAGCAAAGAGTCCGTGGCGCTTGAACCTATACGTCAGGTAAACAATGACGGCAAGAGAGAAAAGATTGCAGCCACAGCCTTGGCAGAATACTTTCAAGGCTGGAAGTTTTATGGCACTCCCCGCTTTTACTTTACTGACTTTCATATTTGCCTACAATGGGGCAACGGCAGAGAGAACTACATTGGCGATTTAGAAATCAAATGGCTAAAGACAGACAGTAGCAAGCCAGCCATCTTTCCGTTTAACAAACTACAGCAGATGTTAATAGCACCACCATATACAGATAATGAACACTCATACCACCGTATCTGTTTTAGATTTTCAGATGGCATAGCAATGGTGCCAGCCAGAGAACTAGCACATCTAGAACCAGTCTTTCATACCAGATGGGACACGCAAGAGCGTGACCTAGTAGTCTTTTACGATGCTAGAAGTAGACCAGAGTATTGGCATAACCTCATAATAAACGAATAGATTTCTGTTGGAAGGGGAAGCCAGCAGAAAGCAGAAAAGACCCCCCTACCTGTCTTATCGGACCAGGTAAGGGGGTCTAATCTATTTAACGGACTACTTAGCGCCTCTGCCAAACTCTGTAGCAGATGGGTCTAGCCACTTAAGAACAGGGCCTAGGAAGCCCGCTAGGGCTGCTGTGCCTAGTACTTTAAGGTCAGTCTCTCCTGCTAGGTATAGTGCGATAGCAGCGGCTGCTGCGGCACGGAACCAGGTAAGCGATACTTGCTTTAGTGTTTCCATTATCTTGCCTTTCTTGTTGTATTGTGAACCTTACAGCAGGTGCAGACGGGTGCCACTATGGCACCTTCTGCCACCTTCTTCTTAGGTGCTGGCTGTAATCTAGCCTTTACCTGATTCACAATCTTAGGTTGATTTAGCCACCAGAACCAAGGGCTAGTGTCATTACCACTATCATCATTAAGAGAAACGTGAAGGTGCTTAGTGTGAGGATTACTACCAGAATACTTTCTGTTACCTTCTTTACGCCTTTGACGTGACCAGATTTTTTTGTTGAAGATAAGGTACGCAACGCGCTCATCCTCTTTAAGTTTTTCAAAGATGACATTGCAATCAATTGCATTCTTCGGGTCGTGTGTCAAGTCTACTGCTAGCCCAGTATTGTGGTCCGAAGTCGGGCTTGCTTTCAGATGAGCAGCAGAAGGTAGCAGTCCATCGCTGGCCTTCATACGCTTCGGAGCAATGGCAGTCGCCTGTCGCAACAGGGCGACGGCAGCAGGGCTTGGCTTCTTGGCCAGTTTCATTCATTTCCTCAATGCTTCTTTTACTAGGTCGGTTAGTAAAGTCATTTGTTCTTTTTGATATGCAAGTTCTTGTTTTATTTGTTTTACTTCATCTTTAATACTATTGCCACCGTTGGGCTTAAGTTCTGATAGGTAATGTTTAGTTAGAAATTTAACTAGCCCAGCGTGTGCGCCAAAGATAGTTATAAGTGCAACGGCTAACTTAGCCCAGTCTTCAGGTGTCATTTATACTGTCCTTATTAGTATGTCAATGATGCCACCGTAGCCAGAGAAGCCTCTGTCTGGTGGAGTTTGTCTAGTGAATGTGATTTGTTCTATTACTACCTGACGGCTTTCGCCTGTCTGTAGGTCCTGCCAAGTTACAACGTCACCATTCTGTTCAATGTTTTCTAGTTCTTGGATGCGCTCTTTAGCGCGTCCTTCATAGCCCAGCATTACATTGTACTTATCTGTCTCAACGTCATAACAGAAGACAGGAAATCTGATTACCCGCTGGCGCGGGGTAGCGATAGTAGCCTTTGCCTGATAGCCCTTAAAGATAGGACCTTTAGTGCTATCTGTGCCATCTCTGTATAAAATAAATTTGTAAGCAAGATACTCTTGCGAGCCTGACGGCTGGCTAGTAGTTACTTCTACTGGTGGAACTGCAGCATCATAGGTAACCAAGTCATACTCAGTACCGTTTTCATCTACAGTTTCTAACGTCATAGAGCCAAAGGTAAAGTCACCGCGGCCTAGCAAACGCTTAAAGTTTTTAGGCTCAAGCGTGTTGTAGCGGATATAACCTGTAGTTAGATAACCATTTGTTATAAGAGTGCTGGCTGACTCTGAATAGATGTAACCATCTGTTGTAGAAACTTTTGCTGTTGCATATGCCAAGCGGTCTGTTGTGCCAAGAAAGCCACAAGCAGTAGTTAAATGCCCAGTTACTCCTGAAAAATATACGTCATTAGCATAGGCAAAACGTAGTGGTGATAGTTCAACAGACAAGTCAATACGGATTACTCCAGGGTTGCCATCAACCCCAGTAGCACACCAGATATAATTCTGTCTAGCAGCAAAGTCATAGCAAGGCTGGGTAGTCTCCACAATAAGTGGGCCATATGTAATAGAACCATCTTGGTCGCTGACTGTAGCAATACGAATACCTTTGCTAGTGCCAATAGCCATATACCCTAGGTAGTAATAAATATCTTGGACTATCTCACCGACTGGTAGTTCTGCTGCTACTACTGCCCCACCATTTAAAGTAGGCATAGCCCCTGTTGTAGTTAATGTAAACTTCTGAATTGTAGATTGGATGCCATTATATCCTGCTACGTAAATGGCAGGTCCTGATGCTGTAATGCTGGTATATATATGGTTAACGTCAGGATGTGTATAAACTGCTGAAGGAAGGGACGATGCTGCTGATGTAAACTCATAGACACCGTTGTTAGCGCACATAATAATACGCTCTTTAACAAACTCCATTACTGCGTTGGTTACTGTTATACCATTGGCTGTAAACATAACTGTTGCAGAGGTAGATGCGTCACCTGTCAAGGCTTTCTTATTTACTTCTAACTTACCTGAAGGGCCAGTATCATTAGTCACCCAGTATGCAGTAATACCATCATCACAAATGGCATATACCTTGTCATCAGTGCCAGTATTATAGTCAATAAAATGAGTAACAGTTCCAGCGGTATCAATCTTATCTACATCAAACTCATCTAGTACTAAGATACCTTCAGTAGTTCCCCACTTAATAGAACGTATATGCTGTTGTGCACGACCATTAGATGCAATAGTGCCAGTGGTATTGTGTCCTTGTGTGCTGGCTTTAAGTAAGGTTACTTCACCTTCTTCCCAGACATTGACACCTTTGCTGTCTGCATATTGAAATGTACCCTCACCTGGGATTAAAGCAGGGTCATAAAAAGTAATGCCAGTCCCGTTGTGAAACGAAGACTGGCTTCTCAACCACCACCCAGTTAGTGATTGCTCACCAGGTTCAGTCTGATTATCAAACTGTTCCTTACGATACGGCGCTGTCTGTCGGATAAAAGGTCTTTGGTCAGAGATAGCGTAGATAAATGGCATACCGCCAAGGGCTGTGTCATAGGCAATATCAGTGTTTTGCCAGATGTTATCAGTAGCAACTACACCAACATCAACGGCAATCGCTCTACTAGAGCGACCTTCGGTAATATCTCTCCCAGCCACTTACTCTCCTTGCTGTTGTTGTTCCTTAAGTTTTTGCTTTAAATGTTCATTAGACCAATACAGTGCGTAGTAGTCATAGTCCACGGAAAACCGCTTCATATGTTTTACTAGCGCCCCAGTATGGGCGTGCAATGGAATACCTGCTGCTCTCATTCTGCGGAAGAAGATAATATCTTCGCCTACAAAATGGTCATCATTGCCATCACCTGTCTCAAAGAATAATCCTTTGCCAGGGTTAGCCTCACGAATCTTAGGTATGATTGACTTGTGCATTAGCACAAACCCAAAGCCAGCATTATCAATCTTGACTACCTCATTGTCAGGTAGTGGATGTAGATACTGAATCTGATACTCAGATACGTCATTGAATAGGCAAGGGAATGGGCGCATTAGGCTGCCCTCATTCTCCTTAGAGATGAAGTAAACACCGCTGACAACAGGACGGTTAATCTTGTCTGCTGTCTGCCATAGTTTCTTCATACTGTCTAGGTTCAGCACAATGTCTGAATCAACCCAGAGTAGCCAGTCTGTTTTAATGTTATCAGCCCAATGGTCAAACAGTACCTGGCGTTGTCTGCCAATCTGATTACCTTGAACTCGGATTGTGGTATGTATTGGCATACCATTAGGGCCACCAGCAACTAGTGCTGTGGCTAGTCCTTCAGTAAACTTGCCATCGGTGGTGCCGTTATCGCACCAACCGAGGGCTACAGTTTCTTGTTTCTGTATCATTATGTCCCCTAGTTCAATAAGTTAACTAGGGTTCTAGTTCTACCACTAGCCAACTGAGTGTATACCTGTGTTGTAGCCACACTTGAGTGGCGCATTAAATCTCTTACTGCTAGTAAATCTCCACCAGACTTCTCAAGCATTGTAGTGGCAAAGTAATGGCGACAGGCGTGGAAGGTTTTCTTTGGTATGCCTAGTCGCTTCATCTCTAACGAGGTCTTCTTAGTCAGGCGGTTAGGAGTTACTTCCCATAACCTTTGACTAGTGTTGTACTTCAGAATGGTATCTGCGACTATCTTAGCCACAGGCACAGATAGGTCTGTACCGCCTTTACCAGCGATTCTAAGGACGTATCCGTCCTCTTGCTTCTCTAAGTCTACCCCTCGCAGGTTAGCCACTTCCATAGCCCGCAGGCCCGCACAGCAGCCTATTATGAACCAGTCACGCATAGGCTCTCTGGCTTCAGTCATAAGCATCTTGGCTTCAGACGGGGTAATGGGATGAGGCAGACCTCTGCCCTTACGGACATTAGGCAGGTCCTCAATGACCCTGTTGTCTATTACCTTCATCTTGTTCAAAGCCTTGAACATACTGCGTAAGCGAGCAGCATATGTGCCTTTAGTTGAGGCTGCTTTGACTGCCATAATGGTTCTTTGCAAGTCCTCTACAGTAGCCACCTGAGGGTGGACTCCCATACGAATCATAAGATTCCAGTCGTTTCGGAATAAGGCTTGCGAGAACCCTTGGGTCTCGTATCTATCCCGTAGTTTTGCTTCTATGATGTCCATTGGTATTTGTTCCATACCAGGACTATATCACATACCTACGAGATTGTGCCGTTTTCTTTGGCGGCTTCTAGTTCGTCATAATGGGCTTTGGTCATAGAGGTAAAAGACCCATCGCCATTATCAATAATGACGTGCTGGGTGACTTCTCCCATTGTTTCTACTTCAACGATTTCAATGTTTTCCATTTTACAACTCCGCACTTAGTCCGAGATAACCTGAAACGCTAGGCTGAATATTTAGGGCATACGGTCTATATTGTGTTAGACCAGTTGCCGCTAAATCTATGGCTACTTCCTCTGCACCTGTTGAGCCGATAGTGGCCGAGGTGACGTTTATTCTGGCATTGTTTCCATCGCCTACGGCTAGGTTGGAATAATCAATAGCAGTCGGCGAAACTCGCATTTTACCAGCACCAAGTTTCACAGTAATGCGAGCATTGGTTGTGGTTGTTGCAGTTCCAAAACCGCCGATTTGTGTGTTAGTTCCAGACAAGCGGTAGTAATAATATGAACAGGCAGCAAACTCGCCTTGGATTGTGCCGCCCGCTCTGCGGAAGGGCAGGGCTACGTTTCCAACGTCTATCTGAACGCCTGTTACTTCATAATAATCGTTGGTCGTAGTTGAACCAACAGGGGTGTTCTTAAAATAAATGCCAAACTCGTTGGCAGTTGCACTCACGGTTCCAGTAAAAGTAAAACGCTGCCAAGTTGTTGTTAAGGTTGCGGATGAATTAATTGGAGATGCGCCACCTGTGTAACCAGTCAAAACATTTTGGTCTGTTCCTGTGCCTGAGTCTATTTTAACAATTAACTGACTAGATGCAGCGGAATAACCTGAACCTTTTCTAGCATAAAAAGATAAGGTGATGGTTTTGCCAGCATACGGAATTGCATTTATCGTTTCAAAAGATTGTGCAAAATATATGTCATTGGTTCCAGTTGTTGTTCTAGCAATTCGTGCACAATATTGAATAAAAGGTAAATTGGTTGAATCGCTCGTGGTTTGTCTTGTCACTTGTGCGGTAGTGCCAACACCATCGGTAACGACTTGCCACCTATCTGCTGAATAAACAAACGTGCCAACAGAAGTGATTGTGGTTCCGCGTTGCCAAACGTCAAAAGCACCATTAATCACAGGGTTCAACGGGCTTACATTGGATTGCCAGCGTAATCCTGTGCTAGCGGCAGAATCCGCGACAAGTGTGTCACCATTTGAGCCAGCAGTAAGAGCAGCCACAGTATCTGCAGCAGTACCTACTAGTAAATCTCCCTTGGCTGCGATAGCATAGTTAGTAGTATCGGCTACATACTTAAGTCCTGAAGTGGTAGCAGAGTCAGCAACTAGACGTTGCTCGTTAGTGCCAACTGCTAGCGTTGTAGGGGTAGATGTAGCAGAGGCAGTAAGGATGCTTCCCTTTGCTGTGAGGTTTGGCAGTGCACCAATATTGCCAGTATTGTCTACTGAGAACAGGACTGTGCCTGCGGTATTAGTTACCTCAATAGCATTACCCTGACTTACGGTAACGCCTTGTTTACTTACGCGTTTGGCTCCCATTTAGTTACCTTCCTCATCTGGAATTATAGTACCGTCTGCAAGTATTTCTCCGCTAGGAAAAGCAGGATGGTCCCACTCATAGGTAAGCGGGTTATCATCTAGTTCCGCTGGTTCTCCTAAGAGAACTCCGTTGACCGTCAAGCCCTGACGGCTTGGGTCAGTTGACCATAGTGTTCCCATATTAGGCTCCCACCCTTCCTGAGTAGTAGTTGTAAATAGTAGTAATTTCTGCTGAGGTTAATGCTCTGCGGAATACTGCTGCTGCAACAAACTCCATATCAATATAGTTAGTAGCAGAACCACTTAATCTACCAATTCTTAGATTGCTTAATGATGGTGACAATCCACTTGTAGTTGTATCTGTTACTGCTGTTCCAGCGGTGGTGTTATTGTAAGCAGTTATAGTATCTGCCGAAACATCTCTTACTGCTGTAAAAGCAGCAAGAGTTCCAGCGGTTAAAGTGCTAGGACCATCTGCTGTAATTCTGGTAGTATTATCAGATATTACAAATGCCTGATTATACTGTCCACTGCTTCCAGTTCTTAGATTGTAACCAGCACCTTCAATCGCTGTTGAAGAAACACGCTTTGATAACCAGATAGCGCTGTTTGGCAAAGTGGACCATCCTCTTACTATTACAACTGCAGTAAATGAATCACTTGCGCCAAAGTCAAGGTATGAATAACTGCTTGGTGTTAGGTTAGCCAAGCCAGTTGGATAGATATAACCAGACTGTACTATTGGTGTTGATACATAAGAAGTACCACTGGTAGCAATGGTAACAGTAGCAGCATTAGTGGATGACTCAGTAAAGGAAGTTTGAGTCAGTCCAGTTATGCTAGTTTCAAAGTTTGCATCAAGGGCTACTGTGCCGTCTATACCATTTAGTACCTGAGCACGGAAGAATCTACCACGAGCGGCTGGCTGAGAAGTACCACCTTGACCACCAATACGCACAGCAGAGGAACTATTAAAAATGCTTGTAGTTCCAGCATTGGTTACTGTAGTTCCTAATTGAGTCCAGTTAGTTCCATCTGTAGATGTGTAAAACTTAACATCATTACCCGATGCTCCGTTATCTACATCTAGTGTAGCCCTTACCCATAAAGTTGCACCATCTGCAACTGTTGGCGCAACACTTGATACAGTAGATATAGCGGGGTCAGTTCCATTTGAAGATACGTTGAAGTTTAATTTTCCATCAGTGCTGACAAAAAATGTCCAAGAATAATTGGTAGTAAGCGCGGCTCTCTTTGACATAAGTGCTTGATTAGAAGTAGGAGTCCAGTCATCCATTGCAACTTTAACCCTAATGTCAATATCACCTGTAATATCTAATGCTGCAGAGTCAGGCACTGAGGCATTATTTTCTGAAAGTCCAGGCAGATACAAACTCTTTGCAGTACCATCAACCCAGCGATTAAGAACTTCCATATAGTCATCAGTACCAAAGAGCCATACTGGGTGAACTACACATACAGTCTTGCGACCAGAGGTAGCACGGGTAATAGTAACTGTCTGACCAGTAAGGGCAGTAAAGGAAGTAGCAGCACCGCTAGTAATCTGAGAGGTGTCAACATCTAGTACTGGTGCAGCATCAATGCCGTTGCAGATTTGAACGCGGTAAAATTTACCTGTAGTAAAGTCTCCACCCAAACCAGCAAGTCCAATTCTAAGGACTTCAGTACCAGCAAAAATACTTGTAACTCCAGCCTGAGTAACTGTTGTACCTAATTGGGTCCAAGTACTACCATCTGTTGAAGTAAAGAATTTTATATCTCTACCACTTGCTCCATTGTCAACATCTAGAGTAGCCCTGACCCACAACTCTGCACCATCGGCTACGGTAGGAGCAACGGTAGAATCTGCAGTTAAGTCAGTTGAACCATCTTCAGTCCAGCCAAGTCGCAAGACTCCAGTAGTGCGAACTTGTAAATAGTATGATTGCTGTGAACCGCTTCCATATTTCCCTAATAGCATACTGTTTGATGCAGGCGTCCAGTCATCAAGTGCAACTTTGACTCGTAAATCTATATCACCTGTAATGTCAAGTTCAGTACTATCAGGTACTGTCATAGAGTTTCCAGTAGTGCCAGGTGTATACACATAATTGGTACCATCCCAGTCAAGATACTTAGGGTCATTAGAGTCAGCAGAAGTAGATGAACCAACAGTTGTAGGTAGTACGCTACCTGCATAGCCAAGGTTAGTAATAGTCTGACCTGCTGCAGAACTATGTGCAGAGTCAATCCAGTATGCTGCTTGCTTTAATAATGTTTCACCAGGATGAACTCTGGCAGGTAGGTTATTTAATACGCTACCTTCAGCAGCATAGTTACGGAACTCAACAGCAAGAGTAGCGGTAGCATCAACGCTGGCTGCAGATGCTGCAGCAGCGGTAGCACTAGCAGCAGCAGAGGTTGCTGATGTAGCAGCAGATGATGCGCTGGTAGCAGCCGAAGTAGCAGATGTTGCTGCTGCGCTGGCTGATGTAGCCGAAGCCGTTGCTGAGTTAGCAGCAGATGTAGCAGAGGTGCTGGCGCTGTTAGCGCTAGTCAAAGCCGATGAGGCAGATGTGCTAGCAGAAGAAGCCGAAGTAGATGCAGCAGTTGCTGAGTTGGCTGCGTTAGTTGCCGAAGTAGAGGCTGAGTTAGCCGAAGTCAAGGCAGATGATGCTGAGGTGCTAGCCGAAGATGCGCTAGTTGCAGCAGCAGTAGCAGAGGCAGCAGCGCTTGTGGCGCTGGTTGCTGCAGCAGAAGCACTATTGGCAGCACTGGTCGCAGAAGCCGCTGCAGAGGTCGCAGAGGTGGCTGCTGCTGTGGCTGAGGCAGATGCACTGTTGGCTGAGGTGAGGGCGCTAGAAGCGCTTGTAGAGGCGCTAGAGGCACTTGTAGCAGCACTGCTAGCCGAAGTGGCAGCGGAGGCTGCAGAGGTAGCAGCAGCGGCAACCTGAGCATCGGCGAAGGTCTTGTTGACCGCATCATTAGCATCAACTGGGGTAGCAATATTTGTGATTCTAAAACCACCAGCATTAAGGGCATCGCCCATAGTCTTGTTGGTTAGAGTCTGGACAGCATTGGCAATGACTACCGTACCTGTGGTATTAGGCAGGGTAATTGTGTTGTCTTGGGTTGGGTCAACTACAGTTAGGGTTGTTTCGTAAGCATCTGCTGTAGAGCCTTCAAAAATAATGCTAGCCTCGGCACTAGGGGTGCCAGTAAAAGTAGGATTAGAAATTGTTGGGCTAGTAAGAGTTTTATTAGTAAGAGTCTGTGTTTTATCAGTACCAACTATACTGCCTTCACCAGTAGCAATACCGTGCATTGTGTGGTTATTACCACCACCATCGGTATAAGCAGCGCTAGCCTCTGCGTGTAAATTAGCATCTCTGTAATCCCGCCCAATTGCCATATGCCGAACTACTGCACCAGCAGAATGGTCTTGTGCTAAAGAACCATCTATTGCACGGGTAATTGTAAATGTATTGGTAGATACCGCAGTAGCATCTACAATTTCTTCAAGCGCCGTATCAACATCAATTACTAATGTAAATGTTCTACCTGCTGGGATGCTTACACCACCAAGCAATGCTGAACCTGAAACCACTGTCATTGAAGTGGCTCCAGAAGTAATAGCACCTGTCAGCGTAGTTTGCTGAGAGCGGGATGAGTATTGCCGTGTTGTCATTTATGTTCCTATCGGGCGCTGTAGTGAACTCGGGGAGGATATTGATTCTGTTGCTTGCTGCGTTCTTCATTAAGACGCTGGGTATACAAAGCAAATAGTTGTCGGACTGCATTGTTGCTTGCACCAAATGGACGCTTAGCATCAATCTCATCAGCCTGTGGGCTGTACTGAGCAGCACGGGCTGGGTCTAAGTATTGTAGTAATCGGTATGCAGCACCAAGAATAACTACATCTTTAGCAGATTCTGGTAGTCCAGTCTGTGTAGAAAAATCTTGACTAGAAGAAGTAAATACTTGTGGGCTGGTTGCATACATAACCTTTACAGTTCTGCCTGCAATAATTACATCACCAATAGTTACTGTCTGAGTAGCACCGCCCCAATCTGTAGCGTTAGCAAATGGGTCAAAATCCCAACGTTTGACACGTATCCATTCTTTTGTAGGTCCAATGTCCTGCCAAGAAATAGAAAGAATGTTTTCAATGTTTAAATCATCAAAAGCATAAGTAGTTACTGCTGCGTTATATGTAAAGGTAGTTTGTTTAGTTGCATAAATAGCACTACCTACTGCGTGAATAGTGTCATTAATAGCCTTCTGAATACTGGCTCTAGGAAAAATTGGGCTAATAGTTACCTTTGCATCAACAGCGTGGGTAGTAGGAGTAGTACCTAGATAACCTCGCCCATAAGGGGCAACAGTTGCAGTAGCAGCAACACGGTCTACGTTATCTATCCAAATAAGTTCATCATCAATTTCTACTACGCCTTTGCCCAAATCTTGAGCAGAACCTAGGCTAAGAATAGTTGGGGATGAACTAGGGGAAGTAGTGGTAGTAACTGCAGATACCAAATAAGTAGAACGGTCTTGTTGATAGGTATATCCCGATAGGTTAATCAGGACTTCATCCATCATCTGAGCCAAGGTATATGTCATAGGTTTATGCTCCTTAAAGCATCAGTTGGTGAAAGGTCAGTAGTACCAGCAAGTTCATTGCAGATACCGCCCAAAGCCTTGTAATCATCTGGCTGTCTATTAGCATCAGCCTTCTTGTTAAGCGCTGCAATCAGCGCCAATCCTGTAGTACCAGCGTAATCATTAGCAGCAGCAGTTGGTGCTTGATATGCCGTCAGCGCTGGATATGTCCCACCATTAGCCAAGCGATTTAACTCACTTGTAAATGAACTACCTGCTGTGCCTGTTGCCATTACTTGCCTTTCTTCTTACGCAATACTGCAGCGTTATCTACCAAATTCGGATACGGTCTGCCCGCAGCCTTTGCACGTTTCTTGGCTGCAGCCTTCTGTGCAGTAGTTAGTTTTGTAGATTTCTTTTTCGGATTCTTTTTGTCCCAAAATTGTTTCTTCACCATTTCACCTTGTCTGCCCAATAAGCAGCACTCATTTTACCTTTGGCAATATTCTTGCTATGGCGTGCCTTAAATGATGCACGCTTCTTCTTCATTCTGTCAGACTCTCCAGCCTTTGGTTTACCAGCAGTCTTAGCGCCTTGTTCGCCAAAGCGAATAGTTTTAACTTGGTCGCCTGACTTAGCAACTACAATGTGGCTTTTAGTTGGATGATTAGGTGTTCTCTTAGGTTTATTAAAACCAGATACACCAGCCCTCTTAAGCCTTGGGTCCGCTTTGCTTGCCATATTCCCCATACTTTCCTAGTACTGCTCTTACTGTTCCGTTTTTGTTTAACCGCACCACATAGCCATCTTTGATTTGCACAGAGTTAAACTTGCGGTGCGGTTTGTATTTGCCCGAAGACATTACTTTTTAGCCTTGCCTTTAACTTTCTTAAGGTTTGGGTTTTTCTTCTTGGCTGCTGCTGAGGCTTTCCGAGCACCAGCCGCAAGGATTGCTCCTGCACGTTCCTTTGAGATACCCTGCTTTTTGGCAATTTGTGATTGGGCTGCTTTGAAGCCCATTCCTTTTTTTGCTTTCACTTTTTAATTCTGCCTTTTTTGTCATACTGACGATTCTGTAATACTGCACCCCAGAACTGTCCAGCATCAGATTGTGTTCTGCCCTGTTCATTCCACTGTGCATATTCTTTGGCTACATTTTGGATGTAGCGGGCAATGGTTGATTTATTTTCACCTACACGTGTTTTGCCAGCCATATTATTTCTTCTTCATTTTCTTGGCAGCCATCTTCTTTACTGGTGCCTTCTTAGCCATTTTCTTTTCTTCCATCTTAGCCATCTTTTTACCCTTGGCTGTGTATGGGAATTTCTTTCCGTTTACCATTGGCATTACTATGCTCCTAGTTCTTTAAGTACTTCTGCTGATTTTTTATTTATGTGTTTGGCTGGTGGCATTTTGCTAGCGTCATACGCTCTGCCTAATGTTTCACTAGCCTTAACAGCCTCCTGGATTTTACTCATCGTAGTTCCAGCAGGTTGGATACCTTGTGCTCTTGCTTCTTTATAGGCATCCAATTCTTTGTTAAATGCCTTGTTAGGCATTGCTTTCTTGCTATTTGCATCCCCTGTATTCATCTGTAGAGTCAATGCTTTGCAACCAAAGCAATCCTCAACAGGCTCGGGATGGTGCTCCCAATGTTTCATAGCGCTGTAAAGTTGTCCTCCGTAACTCCTACATCACCTGCAATTAACGCTGCTTTAGTAGCATCATCTACTGTGTAGTCATAACCACCACGGTATACCTCTGGATAATTCAACAAATCAGAATCCTGTGGGTATCTAATCTGTGCATACTCACCATCTGTATCTCTGACAATAGTTATGCCACGGTCTATTCTATAAAAGTAAAATAAACGGGCACCACCAGCAGGACCTTCTAGTACTGTTGGTGTCTTAAATAGCCATTCAGTCATAAGTCCTCCTTAGTGAACTCACCCCGAAGGGTAGGTTTCAAGGCCTACCCTGCAGAGTCAATCAACTAGAGAGCAGCGATTGAGGAACCAGAAGTAATGCGATACAACGCTTCATCACGGTAAACTGCGAAGCCAAGTACGCCGTACCAGCCCATTGGGCGGAAGCGCATCAACTTATCAGTTACGTTACCGATAACAATGTGTGGTTCTTCAGCAACAGCCTCAGCCATTGCTTGCTGACCGCAAGCGATTGTATTGAATACACGGGTTACTGGAGTTACAGTTACAGTAGTTGTAGCGGTAACAGCAGCGGTAAACGCTGTATCAACAGTAATGGTTGTTGTTGAACCAGTTGTGCTGATGTCAGTAATCTTGGAACCTGATGCAATACCAGTTCCAGCAATCTTGTCGCCTACCTCTGCACGGGTTGCGATAACAGCAGTTGAAGCAACACCAAAGGTGAAGCCTGCTGAAGTACCTGCAACGGTTACAGCGGTTGTAGCCAATGCAGTCTGGTCTGCACCAGTCTTAGCATTGTAAAGACGTGGGGACTCAACAAAGAATCCACCTTCGTAACGTCCGATTTCTCCAGCCCAGATATTATCTACGGCAGGTGAAGTCTGTGCGTGAACGAAGTTCCAGCCCATATTTCCAGTCTCAGCACGAAGGTCGTGTGAAACTTCTGGGTGGATACCGAACCAGTAGTCAGAACCACGGCGGTACTTAGCCTTGTTAGCACGTAGTTTTGCAACTACTTTACGGATGTCAGCAGAATCAATTGTGTCAGTAGCATCTACGCCAGCGACAGAAGTTGCATCTCCTGAGAAGATATTGTTTGAACCTGAACGTAGAGTTGTCATTGCTACAGTATCAATAGAATCAGCAAGGTTGTATGCAATGATATTTGCAATTGATGGGTCTACGTCTGCCAATGAGAACAACTCAAGAGCACGGGTTACTAGCACTGCATTACCATACTCGTTAAGAGTAATGGTTACAGATGTTGGGGTTGTTAGAGAAACTGCATCTGGGTCAGTTGTCTCTGTTAGGGTTGATGTTGCCTGGTCAAGGTCAACATACTTTTGTAGAACTACGGTAGAACCTGGAAAAGCCTGCTTTGCAGGGCGCTTGTCTGCGACTGAACGAATGAGTGGTTCAGAACGTAGCGCAAACTCTAGAAGGCGGTCATATGCCTTCTGTACTAGACCAGCACCACCAACGGAACCGCCGAGTGATGTACTCGCGGTTGACGTATATTGGTTAGCCATTTTTTTGCGTCACCTCCAGTGACTATGAACGATTAGGAGTTTCGTAGTAAGTTAATTAACTCATCCATTGAATCCGCGTTTTCCATACGCGCTTCAATGTCTACGATTTTGTCTGGAGTAATTCCGCCTTGGGTTAGCACATCTTGCTGGCGTAGTGCCGCAAGATTGCTCTGCTGTTCTTCTTGATTAGCCTGTGGGTTATAACCAATTAAATCTCCGTTATCACGGAGCCAAGAGTCAATAGACTCCTCAGTGGCATCCTCTACATCTTTCAAGATAAGACGTGCAGCCTTAGCATTTACTCCCTTTTTTGCTAGGACGTCTTTGACGGTAGACTCTCGCTTCTCCTTGAGGAATCCTTCAAGTTGTTCAGAGAGTTCCTTAATGCGCTTCTCATCAGCACGCTTGGCTTTTCTTAGTTTCTTAACTAAGTCATCACCAGTCAGTTGATGGTCAGGTACATTGTCTTCGTCTTCTTCGTCATCCCAGTAGTTGTTGCTCATAGCAACCACCCTTTCTATTTGTAGTTAGTTCGTAAGCCACAGTTCTACTCAGGGGAGGGTAGGCTGGCTCTTACTATCGGTCTAATACACTGCGTGGGGCCGATGGGTCCACGTCAGGAATCTAGAATTGTCCGCCCATCTGGTTGCTTAGTGATGTTCTTCCAGTACCACTACTGCCACCAAAGGCTGCTATTTCACGTTCTGTTAAAGCACGGCGCTTACGCTGTGCCGAAGCAAGTGAGTTAAATACTTCTTGCTCTGCTTCAGCAAGCCCATACCCTTCAAGGGTATTGCCATAAATTTCAGATAGTTTAGTTGCTTCAGGCAAGATGTTTGCAATAGTTGCATAACCACGTTGTGCTTCAGCCTGAGTAATGCCCTGTCTAGCCAACTGTTCTGCAACAGATACACCAGCATTAATGCCTTGTGTTCTAGCAGCAGCACCAATTTCAGCAGCAGCAACCTGTGTCTGAATCTTTGGCATTTGTTGATTAGGGTCAAGCACATAAGCAACAAGGTCAGTATCACCAATGCCATAAAAATCACGAAGTGTTTGTGCAATGGCTGGGTCAGCATTACGTACTCTCTGAACCGCAGTTACTACACGGTTAGAAAGTTCTGCAGCAGATACGTCATTAGCAATAAACTGGCTAACATAATCATCGGTATCAAACTGATTAAGACCATAGGAACGTAGAATCTGGCGGTATCCATCTTCAAGATTAAGATACTCAGCAGGGCTTAATACTTGCAAGCCTTTCTTCATACGCTCTTGATTGCCTCTAAATCTACGCTTATAGTCTTCTGTCTCCTGCAAAGCAAAGGTGATAGTTGACTCAGTTGCGCCTTCTTGGGCAAGGCGTTTAATTGTAGGAATAAGTCCTTGTAGGTTATAACGGGTAAATCTGTCAGTAAGCACGTCCATAATAGACTGGCGTTGCATAGCCAGTTCTTTTTCTTTTTGAGCCTGTGCTTCAGCATATTGCTTTGCCAAAATATCAGAAGCACCCATACCACCCGCAGCAGGTGTATTAGGCAAAAATACATTACCACCAGTATTTATATTGCCTGCTGCAGCAGATGCTGCATTAGCAGCATTAAGGGCTGCTTGTAATCTTGCTTTTTCCGCATCACTTTTAGCCTGTGCTAATGCTGCTTCAAGTGCAGCCTTTTCAGCAGCAGCCTTAGCGGCTGCATCTGCTGCGGCTTTTTCTGCTGCTGCTTTAGCATCTGCTGCTGCTTTTTCGGCTGCTGCGTTATCTGCTTCAGACTTATCAAGGGCTGCTTGAACTCTGGCTTTTTCTTCACCCTCACGGGCTAACTGAGCAAGATATTCTGCTTCTTTAAGTGCAGCCTCTGCTTCTAATGCAGATGCTGCTGCCTGTGCATCATAATCAACTGAAGGTACAGGAACAGTTCTGTCTTTTTCCTCACCCATACGCCAACTACCAACATTAAATGAAGGGTTATCTGCTGGGGTTCTTTGCTCAATAAATTTTTCTACGGCTACTTTAGTAGCAGCATTTTTTCTTTTAGCCATTAAATCACACCCCAATCGCTCATTACTCTATAAGCAAGATTGTCTACTGTAGTTCTTGCATTGTTAGTCAATTCCCACTCAGGAGTCATACGTAATTCACGCTCAAACTGCCATAATGGCTTAACTGCTGGCTTGCCATCTTTATCTACATACTGCAAAGCAGCACGTAGTTGTGGGTTTTCAAATGTAATAGAGTCTGCATCCTTTTCAAGAACGCTAGCAATAGCACCTTTATAAGCCGAAGCCAAAGAATCTACAGATATACCAGCCTTAATTTGGTCTGCATACCCAGGAAATGCGCTGGCTGCAAGATTGCGGACTTCATCTTCAATGTCTTCTGTAGTGGTTCTACCAAGGAATAAATCCTGTGATTTTTGTGCCCAGTATTTTTCATCAAGATATTTACCTACACCGAATGAATTAGCATAAGCCTTCATAGCAGAGGTATCACCTAATACTTCTCCGCCATAACCAGTTACCAAACCTGAATTAACAATAAGTTCTTTCAGTTGGTCCTCTGACATACCAGAGTCATAGGCTTTAGTAGCCAGACCCATAAATAACTTATTATCCATTTTAAGTCCAGAATTAACTAGACTCTTACGGGTCTGCAACTGATACTTATCTAGACCATCTGCATAAACACCAGGCTGGGCTGTCTTAGCCTGCAGACGAGTACGGGCAGTGGCATTATTATTACGATAGAAATTGCTTGCTAAAATAGCGGCGTTCATACTGTCAAAGTCACCTTTGAGGTAGAACTGCCACGCTTCTTCTAGTTTGCTATCAATACCCTTAAGGGCAAGTAGCATTTGTATTTGCTCAACAATGGCTGGGTTAGAAAGACCAGCGTTTTTCTTATCTGCTTCCATTTGAGCAGCCATTTGGGCTGCTGTCATTGCACCTGGTTCAGCCATTACATACCACCGCTCAGTACTTTAGTGAGTTCATCCATAAAATCAAATGCCTGACGGCGCTGATACTCAAGTGGATTATCTCGCTTTAATTCTTCTTGTAGTCTAAGGGCTTGTTGTTCTTCATTAAAACCACCCTTTTGTCTGAACTGAACTTCTCCGCCAGTAACTGTTTTAGTAGAAACAATTCCAGTCTTGACTATCTTGTTTAGTTCTTTTAACTTAGCCTTACGCTGTTCATCTGTTGGCTTGCGCCCAATAGTCTCAAGATAGATATTGTCAATAAAAGCATTAAGTTGGTCTTTGCTAATATCTTGAAACTCACGGCGTGGTAGGTCTGCTTCATCTACTCCACCTCTACCGCCAAGGCCTTTAATATAGTTTAGGAAATTAGGAGCCTGTGTTGCAGCACCAGCCTCACGGCTACCAATAACATTACGTGAGTATTCTTCAATAGAACCAAGCAATGCTGCATTAAAATCAGCCCGAGTAATATCTTGTGAGTTAAGTGTTTCTTTACTAATTAACTTTTTGTTATAAAAGTCCTGGAATAAAGCATTAAGTTGACCAGTTGCTTTTAGGTCAGTAATTGCTTTTCTTTTAATTGAATCATAATCAGAGGAAATCTGTATCTGATTTTTGCTATCTAGATATATGTAATGAGGTACACCGACTGTAGTTCTTTTACCAGTCTTAGGGTCAATCTCAAAGCCCTTAAGTTCTGTTCTACCAGTTTGAGGGTCAGTTGTTAACTGTAAGCCATACTGTTCTACAATTCCCGCCAATGGGTCAGTTGTATCCCTGACACGCCTAACAACATCTGATGGCATTTGGGTTGCGGCTGTATCAGGTAAAGCATAAGACTTCTGTCCGCTTTGCCATTCTTCATAAGTAATGCTGGCAGCAGGAACATCTGCTACTTTCTTGACAGTCCAATCACGGGCTGCTCTATCCCAGACTAGACGCCAGTTGCCAACGCCACTGCGCTGCCAAGCAAGGATTTGGTCCTTCTTGGGCTTAGGTATCTTAACTGTCTGTTCTGCCACTTTATACCCTATACGTGTCTCTGGAGTAGTAATCCAAAATAGTTTGGAATACTGCTCGGTTGGCTTCTTTAACTATTAAGTCACCCTCAAGCATCTGTGCTATTAGGGCTTCAATATCTGCTTTGCGTTGACGCTTAATGTCTGCAAAGTTTCTGGCTTCTCTAATCTCTGGGTCCTGTGCAATATTAATGAAGTCACGAATTTGTGATGCAATCACTAACAACTTGGACCTTGTAGCAGGAACAATATTTACATTTTCATCTGTAAGTATCTGCTCAATGCTCTGGAACATAATAGTTTCAGAAGCAATCTCATTACCGCCACCAGTAATTGCTGACTCAAGGAACGGATTAGCAGCCTTCATAGCCTGCCGTTGAGCGGTAGCCTTATCAATAATTGCACGTCTTGCAGAAACACTAACTGTCTTAGACAGTTCTTCGTTTTCTTCTCTAGCAATATTGAAGTAAGCCTGCTTATCCTGAGATAGCATTACATCTAGATAATACTTTTCTAGGTCTTTGTTCTTAATAAAGTTAGCGCCTTCTAGCCAAGCATAAGAAGCAGCGTCAAACTCACCTGTCTGTGGGGCAAAGATAAAGGCTGCCTCACCATACTTTTTAACAAGACCTTGGTTCTGGATATACCAGTTCTTCATTTCTTTGGTCTTCTGAATAACTACATTTGTCTGCTTCTCATCACGAGATACCGTGTAGATTAACTTGCCTGGGTTCTTGCCAACAAATGTTGCTACTGCTAGGTCATATGGGTCTTGAATATCCCCGCCATATTTCTTAGTAATAGCATTAACTAAATCATAAAACTCTGGGCGTAGACCAGTAATGCCTACCTTCTTAAGATAGTCAGGAACACCCTTGCTCTCCTGAATTGTTGGGGTAATCGGAGATACAAGACCTAATACAGAACGCATAACCATTAGGTTATGGGCTGATAGACGAATATTCTTTAGGTATTCGTACTTCTGCTCTGCTGTATCTGTAGCCTTAGGTATGTTTCCTTGCGCTGCATTAAAAGCAATAGCCTGCATAGCCGCTGTTGCTTCTTGACGGCTCTTTTCATTGACTGGAAGAATTGCGTATAAACGCTGTAGTGAAGCAGGAACTAATGCACGGACTAAATCCATACCTTCACCTATGCTACCGAGTGCATAGTTGTCTAGTTCTTCTGCTGCTTTCTTACCAGTTGTACCAGTAGCACCAAGGATATTCTTCATACCTAGTATGCCGAGGGCTGCAATTGGTCCTGACAGGGTAGGCATACCAGCATCAGGGCTGAAAGACGGGTTAGCCAACTTAAGTTTCAATGTAATGTCATTGAATAGTGGCTGTTTAAATGCTGTGTTACCAGTTAAAGTTCTGGTTACATTCTCAACTGCCTTAAAGATTGCATCATCCATAGGCATAACTAAGTATGGGTCGCCATTAGCGTCATCAAATACTTCACCATTGGCTTCAATACCTGTGTGCATAAGACGCATACGGTATAAAACTCTAGGGCTAGCATCCTTTAGACGGTATACACGGCGCCAAAAATCTTCAGTTGCACGATAGAAACGTCCCACGTTTCTGACAGATAAAGCAAAGTTAGTACGGATATTTGGGTTATCCGCAAACTTTAATACTGTATCTGCAGCCTGCTGGACAGCAATCTCAGAATACTTCTTAGCCACAATTTCCTTGACATCGGCTGTAACATCCTCACGCCAAGTAGGACCATTCTTAAACTTACGACTATCAATGTTAATGCCCTGTTCTTTTAGGGCTTTTAGTTGTGCATTGATAGCAGCACGGGTTTCTTGGTTCTGTATCTCAAGATAGTTCTTACGAATACGGAAGTAAGAAGCCATAACGGCTGGCTGACGGAGTAGACCAGTAACCTGACGGTCCATAATCTCCATCATATTGTTACCTAATTTAGCAAATGCTGACTCAACATCTACTACGCCGTCAATATCTAGCATAGTATACATTCTGCCACTAGGTGAAAAGCCGTCTGTTAGTTTTGCAAACTCATCAAACTCAAGTGACTGCGCTGCTAGGTTCCACTTGTTCTTAATATCAACGCCCTTTTGGGCTTCCTCTGCACCATAACTATTAAAGGAAGAACGAACTCGGGCTAGTAGATTATCATTAAACTTGTTAGCATTGCCGTGGAAAGTTGTATACATATCCAGCAAGATACGGTCAATCTGGTCTGCAGCAACATCAATCTTAGAAAAGCCTTTTTGTTCTAACTGAGAACTTCTGGCAGACATAGACAAGAAATCGTCTAGTGCTTTGTTGTCTTTAACTTTATAGGCATAGCGTGGTGATACAGCAGCAAGGTCATCGCCTACCTCACTTACAATCTTCTTATTGGCTACAACACCTACATCCTGTAGCAGCATCTGCTTTGCTTTAGCAAAGTCATCTGCTGTTTTTAAGCCATTGTTTTCAAAGAAAGCCTGAACAGGGTTAAACTGATAAATAGTTTCTGCGCCTGTTTCTTCATTAACGCCTCTGACGAAGCGGCGATTGCCGTAAAAACGCTTAGTCCAGTTCTCAAAATGAACTGCTTGTACGCCTCTACCGCCAAAATCTTTAGAACGCTCTAGGTCACGGGTGTCTACTAAGGTTCCTTTTAGACCGCTAACCTTGTCTGATTCTTTTAAGAACTTTTCAAAATTATTTAGGTCAACTAACTGCTCTGCTACTTCTGGTGCATAGCCACCAGTTACGTTAGCACGGGCTGCCAAAGAACCTGCAGCACCAGTAAGTGAGTGTTGGTTGTGAACTAGTAAGTCTTTTAGGAAATCTAAGTCTTGGTCGTCTAGACGATTGATACCATACATACGAACTGCAAGGTCTGTGGTATCTGCTAGTAGTTCTCCCTGAGAAACACGCTCATCGCTAATGTCATTTCTAGCAGCAATGTTTTTCTTTAGCAGTAATCTGTCTCTTAGCGCAATCTTCTTAGAGGTAGTTGTAAAACCCATAGCACCTTTAAGGGTTTCACGGAAACCTTCACCAGTGTTAGAGCCTGTAACCATATTTGCAATCTTGCCTGCATCACGACCCTTTGCAGCATAGCGTGGCAGAATTGCATTAAAGACATCTCGGGCTGGAGCAGTTAGTAAATAAACAAAACCTTCATCAATGGCGCTTCGCACACCTAGACGTGGGAACAAAGTAAGGATTGTCCAAGCATTTACCATATCGGTAGCAAACTTAGACTGGCTAGCACCCTTACCTACAGCCATAATCAGGTTCTTCTTATGATTAACTTCATAGGCTAGTTGTGCAAGTTGCACATAGTTTAGGTTGCCAATTGATTTAGCCTCTTGGAACGGGTGGATAATTCCAGCAGAATCATAAATGATGCCTTCATCTGTAACTCTAACGCCAGTCTTACCGACTTCAGCCTCAAGGTGCTTAGGCACCTGTAGTTTTTCAGTTAGAGCCAGACCTTCTTTAGAGCCAAAATGGCTAGCAAGTTCTGCATCAATAAACTCTTTACCCTTTGGGTGTCCATCTAGCCCGAACCGCTGCATAATTGCAAAGTAAAGGCTACGCAATACAGCAACTTGGTCATTAGCATCTGCATTAATAAACTTAACTGTCAAGAAATCTGCTAAATCACGTGGCAATATCTGACGTGCAGTATCTCTGAAGTTATCTGCTGTCTTAATTGCATCTGCGCCAATTTTAATTGCACGACCTTGTGGGTTACGGGCAAACTTTTGCCCAACCTTTTCAGCAAAGGTCATCTTCTTAACAAACTTTTGTAGGTCTGCTACCTCTGGACTGACATAGTTAGTACCTTCATCACCAAGTCTGGTTAGTTTTGTCCAAGTATCTTCACCTTTTTTCAGAACATCCTGTTCTGACATAGCAGGATTAAAGATTCCATCAATAAAACGGCCCATACCAAAGTCAAGACGGCGCTGGTTACGGGCTGTAGCCACACCATTGCGGAAATATTGAGTACCTTCTACACGTCCTGCCAACAAATTGATAGTAGCATCGGTGTTATCGCCAAAATATTTGACTGCTCTTTCAGCATTATAAATTTTATTACGCTTAAGTAGTTGTAACCACTCAGTATTTTCGTGACCAGCAAACCTTGTGCCAATCTCACGCATTACTTTTGCTTCTTCAGCAGGATTCTTAGACTCTGCAAGACGCTTTACAAGCGGTCCAATCTCATTATCCCAGTGATTACGTAATGCTGGTGATTCCTCAAAGGACTTCTTTACACCTAAAGTACCAAACTGCTTTACATTGCGAACCATTTGTTCGCCCATATTTACCTTAGCGGCAAGACCAGGTATCTTTGCAGCACCGCCAGTTACCCACGTTAGTGGGTCAATGGCAATCTGATACATAAAGTCAACAAAGCCAGAAACATTTTTAGTTGTTCCGCTAATGTAGTCAGCCTTATTTGGTGTTGGCTTGTTAAGGATACGGGCTAAGTCACGACCAGGTGATACTTGTGCATACTTAACAGCATCCATAACCTGCTTAAACTCAGGCTCGTCATTAAATGCTTTAGAAAATGAATTAAGAAATTCTTCTGTTAGTTGTCCTTGTGACTCAATAATCTCACCAGGTTTCTTGCCCATAAGCAAGCCCTTAGCAATTTCTATATTGTCTCTACCAAACTGGCGCGTTGCTTCAGCAAGCGCATCTTCATCAAATACTCTGCGACCATCCCACGCATCAGTAAGTGTCTGCTTATTAAAAAATTCTTCGCCTTGTGCAGCCTGACGACCCATTAGGTATGGCAAGTTAATAACTCTGCCGTAAGTACCTGCAGCCCTGTAAAGACCAATAAGCGGGCTGGCTGCTAATTTTGCAGCACCCTTAACAAAACCTAATACTTTATCCCCACTGTCAGGGGCTTCTTTAGCATACTCAGCATCTGGGTAAAGAAAGCGCAACATATCTTGCACTTCTTTGTCCAGCCCAAAAAACTCTTTACGTGCAGTCTCAACTGGTTTACGCAATAAGTTTTTGTTTTTATCAACTGTCCAACTAAACTGCTCAATCTGATTTACTTGAGTCTGTGAAAGATTAGCCTGCTTAGCCGCTGCGTATAAATTAGGACTTGTCTTGGCTACAATGTAATTTACTGTTTGTGCCATTAGTATCCTTCATCAACAAGACGTCTATAAACTAACTCGGCATCTCCACTTGGGTCAAATTTAATAAGTTGATTAAAGGTATCTGATAATGATGGCTGTGGCTTAGTAGGCATAGGAGCCAATGCTTCAGAGCCAGCACCAGCACCAATATCAATACCAGTAGTAACTGCTTCATCTTTACGTTCAGTGAAAGCAGTAATAGGTGTTACATCAGACTGAACTTCAGCCAATGGGTTAACATACATAGGCGCTTCGCCTTGTCGGTTATAAGTCTCTTGACCCTGACCGTAAGGCAAGCCAGAAATATATCTAAGTGGTTGCTGAGAAACGTTAAGGTCTGTTCGCCTAGCATCTTTGCCGATACCAGAAACAACTTCTCTAATGTCTGCCATTAGTCCTCATCTTCCTCAAAGTCATCCAACGGATTCTTAATTGGGTCTAAAGGGTCTACTATCCAATCAGGATAACTTGACCTATCCATAGCAAATGCCATTGCAGTACCTTCATCAAATCCTGCACGGACACAAGCATCATAAACTTCTTTTGCAGCAATAGCCCAGAAATCAATCTTTACTAATACTGGTTCTTTTGTAGTTCTTCTACGCTTTGGTGTTGGCTTAGCCTTCTTGTTTACTTTTTTACGTGGTGGCATTGCTACCTCCGTATTGCAGTTCTGGCGCTAGCGCTTGCTTGTCCACCTGATGTTAAACTAGATAAAAGAGTTTGTAATGAAGGAGCGCCTCCTGCTGGGCCACCTGCGGGAGCAGGGGACGGTTGCTCAACCATTTGTTCGGCAGCACCAGCAGGAGGTAATTCTGGGAAGACTTCTTGCACTGCGTCTTCAATAGGTACACCCTTCTGACGTGCCTTAATTACATCTGCAACTTTCTTAATAACCATTGACGGGTCTTGTCCGCCAACTGCCATTTGTGGAATTGCTTGGGTGTAGGCCTGTAAAGATTGAACTAGCGATTTACGCATATTCTCAATTTCAATCTTCTCTTGTTCCTGCGTTACGTTAATACCAAATGGTAGTTCACGCATAGCAAGGTCTGTTGAGATTAGTCCGCCCCCAAGTGCTTGCAACATAAAAATCAAACCCTGTGCAGGGTTAAGCCCTGCCAACATTCCGTAACGAACATCGGCTGAGTAATCCTTCTTAATATCCTTTGATGGTAAATATGTAATCTGGTACGGGCTACCAGCATCTACACCACGGATAGTCTTCTCATAGTTAAAGAACTTCTCATCTACCTCAAAGCAGACAGAAATAACATCTCGTAATGCTGAAGCAAAGATAGCCTGAGCAGACTTGACCTGTGTGTCAAAGCCTCCCATAAGTGCCTGCACACCTTGTCCCGTAATGATGCTGGCATCAATATTTCCAGTACGTCCCTCTGGATAACGTGTACCTGTTCTTAATTCCTGCTGAAGCAATGCTTGCTCAGTAAATGCTCCAGGTGGAATGTTTAGGTCTACACGGCGAACTCCTGCAGGATTAGCAGTACGGATAACCGCATCGCCACCCATTTCAAGTTCATTAACATCTTGCGGTAGAACAATTGGTGCTTGCACGGATTTTTCCGCTGCTTCCATCGCAAGTAATGCGAACCTGTTGCGAAGCAACTGAATACCGAGTACGTCATCAAACTGTCCACGCATCTCACCATCTACTGACGGACGGCGTGCTACTACTACCATCATCTTACCAATTGGATTCTTGGCCTCTGATAGTACTAGGTTGTTACGTTCTGGCACATACAAAATAGATTGCTGGTCGTCATAATAACGAATGATTTCTATCTGTGAGTTCATATCTGCTTTGTACATTTCCTTACCAAGCAAGATATTGGCATACTCAGGGAACTGTGAAGCAAGTTCTCCTACTGCCATATAGTAACGTTTTGCAAAGGCAATACAGCGTCCATAGCGGTCAAACTCTGGGTAAGCGCCCACTGGGTTTTCTATACGGATACGCGGTAGCCCTGCTTCTTCGTCCAACTCAATTATGAATGGAACGAAACCGAATGTGATGTATAGGTCTGCGCCTGTATACATCTGGACTTGTAAATCTGAATGAGCAAAATAGTTAGTAGCAATACGGGTGCGAGTATCAGCAAATTTACGAGCACGGTCATTAGCCTGATTCGCCGCGGAGCAGTTGACCGAAGGCAAAGGCGCCATAACCTCAGATAGGTCTCTCGCAACAATATCAATAAAATTGGCAACGACATTGGCATCTACACCTTCAGGAAAGAAATCTGGGTAGACAGTAGCAATCTGACCTTTACGGACAGCAAGCACGTCTTGTTGGCGTGCATCACGGTCAGCAGACCGCTCACGCAAATTCTCAACGCGTGCTGAGATTTGTTCTATTGATAGCATTTATTTCCTATCCGTAAGTTTGTTGCCATTGCTCGGCAATCATCTCGTCAAGATTTACTGTATATCTTTTTTGTGATTGTGCTCTGGTTGCCCAACGGTTGTGAGCATACTTTTGCACGTGTGAGTTTTGCTGCATAAATTCTCTACAACGCAACACACCAAACCACAAAGCCATCACACAGTCGGTCTTGCCTCTGGTATTAGGTCGCCAAGTTATTAGTTGTTGAACTAAAGCCTTTAGACCCTCAGAGCCTTCAGTGCTTGGTATTTCAATGAGGTTATTTTTTTGGTGTCTTCCGTTGTTAGTTGTTCCGAACAAGGTAGACATTCCAGCGACTCCAAAGTTAGAGTCCCATTTGTTTTTGCCAGTGAAGTGAGCATTGAGGCGAACACCGTGAATTGCCAGCCATTGTTGTAAGTCTGTGTCAAGGGCGTAGGCTTTTTGGTGAGCGTTAATTTCAACGCGTAGTTCCTGTGGCTTAAACCTTTGAACAAAGTCTTCAATGCCCTGCCTAATCTTTTGCGGTGTAGGTTCTGACATATCCAGAACATCCAGAACATAAATCTTTCCATCGTGTCTGTTAAATGTCATAGCAACAAAGGCAGCACGTCCAGCACCCATAGCAGGGTCAAATCCCACAACGGTATAACCTTCTACTTGAGAGGGGTGTCCTGCAGCGCCAGGTCTCAAAGGACCGCGCTTCCTCATCCCATTTATAGAACCCTGAACAAGTTCAGCAGGAAAAATGGAATCTTCTGTTACATCTTCTTGCTGGTAGACCAGCGCCCAGGTGGAGGGGGTTACTTCTCCCCTTCTTCTGAATAATGCTTTTCCATCCCATTTAGGATAGAGTCCGTCAGCATCTGGCGTATCGTCATCGCCATCCCAAGGAACGTCACTTTTAGGCCAAAGCGTTTCCCAGTCTTCGGGTTTTTCAGCGTACTTAAGAACCGCAGGCATACCCATATAAGTGAAAGGAGACTTACCGCCCGACCAATGCTTCGGGTCACGGAGTTCTTTGTAAAAGTCTGTTGGCGCAATTCTCGTCCCTACTACTAGCAACTTACCATTTTTGCCTAGACGGGTAATAACTTCTTTTTGCAGCCAGTTAATCTGCTTCTCATACTCGTGAGCGTTAGCGGTAGTTATACAGTCGTCTAGAATAATCAGGTCAGCACGGGCACCGTAAATCTGTCCACCCATACCTAGGGCTTGGATAGTCGGGTCCTTCTCAGATGAGTTACGAGCATCGCCCCCAAGGTAAACGGTGTCAACGCGCCAAGTGTCAGAGTCTTCCTTCCAACCCCCTTCTGGCCCAAATGTTGTTTGCAACTTTAACCAGCGCGGATGGCTCAGCCTTTGTTTGATGGCATACACGAACTCACGTGCTTTGACAAGCGTCTTAGAAACTACGATGATTCTAACGTTGGGATTGAGAGCGATGCGGTAAGTAGAGTAGTTGACCGTAATCACCGTACTCTTAGCGTGCTCAGGTGGCACGTTTACAAGAAGGCGGTGGGGGTCGCCCTTCTCATAAATCATAGACTCGTGGAGCCAACTAGGCTCCTGGCCCTCTAATAAATCAATCCAGTCCTGGTGGTGCTTAAAGACTTTTTGGTCTAAAAACATCTCAGAGAACTGTGGAAAACTAATATCATCCCTAGCAATACCTAGGGCGGTCAAGGAACGCTCTTTAGCGTCCTCCTTGGCTTGGGCCAAGG